CTACGACGTGATGGTCACGACCGGCCCAGGCTACATGACCAAGCGTCAGGAAGCCCTCGACGCCATGAGCCAGATTCTGCAAACCAACCCGCAACTGTGGTCGGTTGCGGGCGACCTGTTCATCAAGAACATGGATTGGCCGGGCGCGCAGGAGATGGCCGAGCGGTTCAAGAAAATTCTGGACCCGAAGGTGGTCGCAGACGGCGATCAAAGCCCCGAGATGATGGCTGCCAAGCAGCAAATTGACGTCCTCACGCAAGAGCTTAACCGCACTGTGGACGCGATCGAGCAAATCCAGCAGTCCGCAGAGGTCCAGAAGGTCCAAGTCGACCAGTTCGAAGCCCAAATCAAGGCTTACGACGCCGAAACCAAGCGCATTGTGGCCGTCCAGAACAGCATGACGCCTGAACAGATTCAAGACATCGTGCTGGGCACCCTGCACGCGGCGATGGACGCCGGCGATCTGGTCGCGCCGACCATGCAGCAGCCTGATATGGGCAGTTTTGGCGGCGAAGAAGCGCCTGAGATGGGCGAAATGCCGCCAGAAGCCCCTGAGATGGGCGAAATGTCGATGGAAGCCCCCGAAATGCCGCCTGAAGGGATGATGGAATGAAGTCCTGCGCTGATTTTATCGGCTCGCTGTTTCTGGCGCGGGATGTCGCCCATTCCGTCCACCTGAACACGCGCAGCTTCTCCAAGCACATGGCGCTGGGCACGTTCTACGACGAGATCGTGGACCTCGCGGACAGCCTGGCAGAGCAGTATCAGGGTGAGTACGGCCTGATCGGCCCGATCTCGCTGATGAGCGCCAAGAAGACGACCAACATCGTCGAGTTTCTTGAGGACCAACTGGCCGATCTGCAAAAAGCGCGGTATACTGCGTTCGAGAAAGACGATACGTCGATCCAGAACGAGGTCGATAACATCGTCAAGCTGTACCGCACCACGCTCTACAAACTGCGCTTTCTGGCTTAAGGACGCAACATGGTCGCTCTTTCCCCTCTTGCTGGCGCCGGGTGGCAGTTTTTCGGCAACAATGGGCTGCCGTTGGCTGGAGGCAAGCTGTTCACTTACGCCGCCGGCACGACGACACCGCTTGCTACGTACACCAGCAACAGTGGTGTGACCGCGCATGCTAACCCCATCATTCTGGACAGCGCGGGGCGCGTCCCGAGTGAAGTGTGGCTTACCGATATAAAATCATATAAATTTACGCTTAAAACCTCTGCTAACGTCGAAATTTGGACGAAAGACAACATCACTGGCTATGGCATAATTTCCGATTTGTCGATTGGGTTGTTTGTAAATGCTTCTACGCTAACAATTCCAATCGGTATCGACCTTGTGCAAACTAGTGGGTACTCGACCGTAGGGCTGGGCTACGGCCAGTATCAGTACGACGCTGCGGTAAACGCTGCGTACGTGATCGCGCATCCATATGTGTCATTTATCTCGTCAAACGGACGCGGGTTCCGTTTGGCTAATGACATGGTCTCTCCTGACCAGTGCGGCGCCGTAGGCGGTGGTAATAAAGTTACAGGGGACGACACGGCGGCGGTATGGGCAGCGCAGGACTATTGCTTTGAGTACAACAAGACGTTCGTTCTGCCGCAAGGCCGCAATTATGTCATTCAAGAGTACCGAATCATCAGCGGCAAAACCAATGTCCGGATGATAGGCTACGGCGGCTCGCTCGTGTACGGCGAAACGCTGCGCACAACGTACATTGGCGGCATTGACGAGCATATCCCACTTTTGTGGTTTGACGCCTGCACGGATGTTCGGCTCGACGGGCTGGAGTTTGTCGGCTCGGGCCGCAACGTGTTCGACGGGCGCAACGTGGGCCTGCACTTCTCGGCGGTAAACGATGCGAACACCTCCGCGACAACGCCGATAACCACGGGCATCTATGTAGAAAACTGCACTTTCCGCGACTTCGATTACGGCGGGCTGGACCTGTATTCCGGCTCGTCTGTCACGGGTTCCAGCGTGCAGCGGACCACCAACATCCAGGTCACGGGCAACTACTTCATTGACTGCAATATCGGCGTGTTCACCTACTCGGCAGGCGTCGCCAATCTGGTCGTGTCAAACAACACCTTCTATCGCGGGCGGCTTGCTTGCGTGAAGGTAGACGGGCAGTCCAAGGCGAATTCTCCCGGCTTGGCGCAGACGACGTACAACCGCAACATCGTGATCACCAACAACAATTTTCACGATATCAACCCTGCGTACTTGGTGAATGACCCCGCGAACGCCATCCTTCAGGGTTGTGTCGTCGTGGAGGAAATGACTGCCGGGGTCTGCGTCGAAGCAAACAACTTTGACAAGATCGTGGGCAACGCTGGGTGTCTTTTGCTCCGTATCAGCAACGGCCAAACCGACCGGCCTGTCGGAGCGGTCAGCTTCCTGAATAACGTCATTAACGATTGCACGCTGTCGCTAGGCACCGGCGCTTTGATCCGGTTGAGCAATTCCGGGGCGACAATCACAAGCACAGTGGGTACGTTCCGAGCCGCCGGCAACATGCTTCTGTCCGACTTCTTGGGTGATTTTCTGACCCAGTCAACGGACATCCTTATGCAGTCCGTTGTCGTGGAGGATAACGTTCTTGATGGCAGCATCTACGTCCTCTACGGCGGCGGGACTGCTGCTGCTACGAATGTTGCAATCCGGCGTAACACGCTCACCAAGGCGCGAAACGTCATCCGAGTGACCAGCAACACCGCCATTATCGACAGCATTATCGTAGACGACAATAACTTTCGTTCGCATCTTTCGGGCGTCTTTATTTCGGGGACGCTCACGGTGTCGCGCATCGCCGTGCGCCGAAACATTTTTGGCACCCGCGCTCCGGAAGGCGGCGAAAGCGCTACCGGCGTGCCTTGGGTTTACGTCGCCTCCGGCGTAGTCGGTAATACCTTTGACGTTTGCGACAATATCTTCCGCCCTGAAGACGCGGGGATCAGCAACCGCGATGTTGTGTTTCTTGCAGCCCCGGCAAGCGGGGTTGTACATGTTGATCGCAACCACTTCGGCTCAGGATATTATCGTCCTATCCGCGTTGACACCCCCGGCGCCGGTGGCACATTCTTTGCTAGTGACAACGACTTCACCAATGTTGGCTTCTGCTCGATTGATGCCACAAGCGGCGCGGTCCTCGGGCGCAACAACCTTCAGATTGGCGCTAACGGCTCTTTCGGCGCGGTGGTCCGTGGTTCAACCAACTATTTCGAGACGCTAACACGCGACCCCAATGGGCGCCTCGTGGTGTACGGCACCGCCGCGCCCGTCACAGGGACTTGGGTGCAAGGCAGCCGGGTTTATCTCACCGCGCCATCCGCTGGTGGAACTTCTGAATACATCTGCACCACTGGGGGTACTCCGGGAACTTGGAAGGCTGGGGCAAACATCGCCCCATAAGAATCGACTATGGCTAACAGATTTTGGGTCGGCGGCGTTGAGTACGTGTAGTGCAACCCCGCCGCACAACCTTAAGCCGCACTTTAGACGTAAGGATTTAACCGATGGCATCTACATACTCCGCTCTCTCTGCCACCGCGCAAGTCAAGGTCGGCGCTGGCAAGATCAAAAGCATTTTTGTGGCGTCGGGCACTAGCCCGACCGTCGCAGTTTACGACTCCGCTACCTCGTCCACCGGCGACCCTGTCATCATCGCGCAGTTCACCGGCGCAACGCCTGGTGTGTACACGTTGACGGGCGATGAAGGTGGTGTATATTTTAGTAAGGGGTTGTATGTCGTTTTGGGCGGTACATCCCCCAGTGTTAGCATTTTCTACGAGTAGATTTTGCGCACAAACACCGTACCGGCGAGGCTCACCGGGAACTCCTTAGGGGTTACACATGGACGAGAATGTCCCCATCGAAGCGGAAGCTCCCGCGCCAGAACTGGAAGCCACGGCAGCATTCCAGCCTGAAGACAATCTGACGCCGGAAACGCCGACTGAACAGGAAGCGCCTAAGTCTTTCACACAGGAAGAACTGGACGCGATCGTCGGCAAGCGCCTCGCACGCGAGCAGCGCAAATGGGAACGAGAGCAGGCTCAACGGCAGGCTGAACTTCAGGCGCTTCGCGCTCCTGTAGACATCCCGTCCCAAGAGTATTTCGAGTCTCCTGAAGCCTACGCAGAAGCGTTGGCGGAACGGAAGGCCGAAGAACTGCTTGCAAAGCGGGAAGCCGCCAAGCAGCAGACTGCCCTACTGGAGCAATACCAGACGAAAGAGGAAGAGGCGCGGGACAAGTACGACGACTTTGAACAGGTCGCCTACAACCCCAACCTTCCTGTGACGGATGTGATGGCCCAGACGATCCAGGCGTCCGAGATTGGCCCCGATGTAATCTATTACCTCGGCTCCAACCCCAAGGAAGCCCAGCGGATCGCCCAGATGTCGCCGTTCATGCAGGCGAAGGAGATCGGTCGGATTGAAGCTAGACTTAGCGACAGCCCGCCCGTTCGCAGGACTTCGACCGCCCCGGCACCGATTGCTCCTGTCACAGCCCGCACCAAAGGTGCGCCTGTCTTTGATACCACCGACCCTCGGTCTGCAAAGACCATGAGTACGTCGGAATGGATCGAGGCGGAACGGATGCGGCAGATCAAGAAGTACGAGGCACAACGTAACCGCTAATTTGGGACGACCACCATGTCTAACTCGATTCTTACTATCGACATGATCACGCGCAAGGCGCTTGAGATTCTCGAAAACAACCTCGTTCTGACCCGCAACGTGAACCGCCAGTACGACGACAGCTTTGCTGTTGAAGGCGCAAAGATCGGTTCGACCCTGCGCATCCGTCTGCCCGACCGCGCGCTGGTGACCGATGGCGCCGCGCTTCAGGTGCAGGACGACAACGAGCAGTTCACCACGCTGACCGTTGACAGCCAGAAGCACATTGGCGTGAACTTCACTTCTGCCGAACTGACCATGCAGCTTGACGACTTCGCCGAGCGTGTTCTCAAGCCGCGTATTTCGCAGCTTGCGGCCAGCATCGACGCGGACGTTGCGAACGCCTACAAGCAGATTTACTCGTCGGTCGGCACCCCCGGCACGACCCCGGCGACCTCGCTGGTTCTGCTTCAGGCCCAGCAGAAGCTGAACGAATACGCTGCGCCGATGAACACCCGCTATGCCACCGTCAACCCGGCTGCCAACGCCGGTCTGGTCGAAGGCATGAAGGGTCTGTTCAACCCGGTCGATACCATCAGCCGCCAGTTCAAGAACGGCATGATGGGCGAAGGCGTGTTGGGCTACGACGAAATCAACATGTCGCAGTCGATCAAGCAGCACCTCACGGGTTCGCGCAACACCACCGGCACGGTCACCACCACCGTTTCGACGCAGGGTCAGGCCACGATTAGCCTTTCGGGCCTCGGCGCAAACAACACCATCGCCGCCGGCGATGTGTTCACGATTGCGGGCGTGTTTTCGGTTAACCCGCAGACCCGCGAATCGACCGGCTCGCTCCAGCAGTTCGTTGTCACCGCCGCAGCAACCGCTGACGGTTCGGGCAACGCTACTGGCGTGCAGATCAGCCCTGCGATCTACACTCCCGCGAATGCTCTGGCGACTGTCAGCGCGTTCCCGGCGGCGACCGCTGGGACGACCTTTGTCGGTGCTGCTTCGACCAGCTACCCGCAGAACCTCATCTACCAGAAGAACGCCATCACGTTCGCCACTGCCGACCTCCTGCTCCCGCAGGGCGTCGATATGGCGTCGCGTGCGGTCCACAACGGCATCTCGCTCCGCGTTGTTCGTCAGTACGACATCAACAACGACCGTATGCCTTGCCGTATTGACG